GAGATTCTAACCACAGAAGGTGGAAAGAGAATTGGAGAAGAAGCAGCAAAGCATTATCCTCTAAAAGATAGAGAACACTATAAGTCTTTTCTTCCTCTTTTAGAGAGTGATGATAAGTTCACCCGATCATGGTCATTTTACATTTGCATCAAAGGTGCCTTTAGTGGAGATCTTGGTCACACATCAGAATCATCCAGAAAGAATCTAAATCTTTCTGGTATTCATAAACTCATTGGGTTCTATAATCCAAACTTCTCATTTTCTTTTGGAAATTGTTTTGATACAATACCAAAGCATCAGAATGATTTTATGTATTTGGATCCTCCTTATTATAAAACTACATCATACTATTATGGTATTGATGGAAGCACTCACGAAGGATTCAATCACGATAAACTTTCTGATGTCTTGAAGCAACATAAAGGTGGGTTCGTGATGTCTTATGACAACACAGATTACCTTAAAGAACTTTATAAAGATTGGACAGAGTTTCGCTATTTGGAGTTTGATTATCAGATGGCAGGTGATGTAAGTTGCAGAGGAAAGAAAACGGAACTTATTATCATCAAACATCCAGAAGTGAAGGTGGAATCTAATCCAAATGCACTAGAGAGTTTATTGTACTGAGGACAGTTGGGGAACTGTCCCACACATGCTCGCAGGGGTCGCAGGAGACCCTATACTTACAAAGTAATCAACGGAGACAACTCTCAAATGGCAACCCGAGCACGAATTGGTCTTGAACTCTCTGACGGATCTATTCTTTCTGCTTACCACCATTGGGATGGTTATCCTGAATGGTTGGGTCGTATTCTCCGTACCCATTACAACACCCGTCAGAAAGTTGCCGAACTGATTGATGGTGGTGATATGTCTTGCTGTTGGACTGATGATCACTTCCGCACTTCTGAAGGTGTAGAAAAGAAATCTGAATATGGTCCTCAGTATTACTCTGAGCGTGGTGAAGATTGCCCCCCTCGCCTTGATGCTAACAAATATGAGTATCTTGCTGAGGGTGAAGAGTATGCTTACATCTACACTCTGAAAGGTGAGTGGGTATGCTATGATCGTCACCAGTGGGGAACTAAAATGCCTGAAGTTGTTGAAATCCCCTCTGCTGCCCTTGCTGTTTAATTCTTAGGTAAATTATTATGAAACAACAAAACGGATTTATTGACCCTGCAGTTGCTGCTATTACTGTAGGTGTGGTAGTGATTGGTGGTCTTATCTTCATTGGTGGACCTCAATACAATGTGTGGCAACAATCTCTTGCTGGTAAAGCAGAACTGCAAAAAGCAGAATATACCCGACAGGTTGCTGTTTTGGAAGCACAAGCAAAGAAAGATTCAGCACAACAACTTGCTGATGCTGAAATTATCCGTGCCACTGGTGTTGCCAAGGCAAACCAAATCATTGGTGATTCGCTGAAAGATAATCGTGAGTATCTTCAGTATCTTTACATTACTGGTCTTGAAGAAGGATCTAACAAAGGTAATGTGACCATCTATGTTCCCACTGAAGGTGGTATGCCCGTTCCTACTCTTCAAATGAACAAATGAACAAAAAGTACATTGTTGTTGGATTGATTGGTTTTGCAGTTATTCTTGGTTGGAATGTTTTCCTAATCCAGCGTGATGATGCAATGTATAAATCATATTATCGTCAACAAGCAACTCAACACCTAAAATGATCCCAAAACGACTCCGCGACCTCATTAAACAAGCAGAAATGGACAAAGTAGCAGAAGAGTTTTGGAAAGAAATTGAGCGTGAAGCAGCAAAACTTGAAGTGACAGTTGACTATTATCTTGCAGAGTTTTACTGATGACTTTTCTACTTGGAATGGGACTAGGTTCTCTACTTACCATTGGGTTTGCATTTTTGATTGCTTCCGATGATGATGTTGACAATTCTATTCAATGACATTAAACTAAAGAGGTAATTTACAAAGACAAATGACACAAAAGTTTCTTTACATCGTTGACCACTACATTCCTTTTCCATCTAGTGAATACGGTGGACTTTGGAATGTAATTGCCAAAGATGACAATGAATGTTTTGATTTAATTGCTGCGGAGGATGAAGGAAACTTCTATGAGCAACATTACACTACTCTTCGCGAAAATGTGTTAAACTCAAGGACTTATGCTCTTGCAGAAGATGTAGAATCTGTAGTAGTTGAATCTTTTACGACCTGATGACTCACCATGTTGCTCACACCAATAAAATGGTGTTTGATTTGAAGAAACAGTATCAAGATCGCATTGAACAACTGCAAAGTAAAATTGCAGAACAAGAACACGAAATCTTACAACTGCAAAAACAAATTGAGTACATGTCGCGAGACAAGTTCTATGATTGCTGAGTTTCCTCATCATCCACCAAAGGGGTATTCTTATGAGTTCGAAGAGTTTAAGCGCGGAGTTATTGCTATATGGTTGCATTGCCATCGCAAGTTTGATTACAATAATGGTGCTGCAACAAAAACCATCTGGGGATTCTACAAGTCCAAGACCAGAGAATACTTCGCCCCCATCAATAGTAAAACCATCGGTGCTCGTGTAAATATCACGGACACGCGAAACTACACCGCAATGCCCATTAAACAATCTCCACTAGATGCGTTCTTTGTATGAAATACAAACCACAAGTCAATGATTATGTAGAATGGACAAAGGGTGTTGAAGGTTGGGTTTATTTTAAGGATGACGAATACATTACTATCGAGTACATTGTTCGTCCTAAAGATAAAGTAAACTATCATGCTTGCCCTATTCATGCAAACGAAAGATTGCTTGTGGTTTGTTACAAAGAAGATTGGAAACAGTTGAAGTATGTTAAATCAAGACAATCAAAACATGAAGAAGAACAAGACTGCATGGCGCTGGTGGGCAAAAGCATTGGGTGAAAAGGCAAGCAAATGTGATAAAGAATCTGATAAGGTTGCAATTATTCGCACTTTTATATTTGCAACTTATTTGATTACTAATGCTTTTATTTGTGCTGGTGTGATTCGACATTGGAACGATGAAACTAAAATCGAAGTATTTGTTGAAACTCCCTCACAATTTGAATATCAAACTCCGAACCCACTTCAAAAAGCAAATAGGACTCTTGAGTTTGAGTAAAAATAAATAATCAAAAAAACAATAGACAAATGTTGACATTCAAAGAGTTCTACGAAATTTGTGAAGGTAAAAAACCAAATACTCCACCACACGCAGTTCCTGGAACTTATAAAGAAGTTGATGGAGTAAAAAGTTACACTCTCCAGTCACATTCAGGTCCAGCAGGTAAACCAAAGAAAAAAGAAATAGAAAAACTCATTGTTAATCGTAGTGGCGGTGGTGCTGTAAAGAGAGAACTCAAGCGTAGAGAAAAAGCAGCGAAGAAGGTAAAGGAAGAGTTGCAGACTGAGCAAAGTCCAACAATGGAACCTAATTTGTATAACCAACAAGTTGCTAGACAATCTGCTACTTGGAAGGGGAAACAGATTAGACAATCTCATGGAGAAATGCAAAGCAGAGCACAATCTGAACTTGCAGCAAAGAAGGCAAGACTCAAAGCAATTATGAGTCGCTAAATTATTCACTTTTGACATCTAATTCATGACTACTGCCCAAATCATTGCAGGAACCGAAGCAAAGCGCATCGGTCATCTTAATGAACAGCGCATTTGTGATTGGTTGAATACTAAAACTGCTGGTCATGTTGTTGATGGAAAACCCAAGACAAAGCAAGACATCATTAACAACGAAACTGGTGTTTCTTACAGTCTCAAATCTGTCAGTAAGAATCACACTCAATGTCACCTAACTTCTACTGAAAGGTGGTGTGAGTTTTTTAACATTGCTGGAGATCTCCGTCTGTGGTTTGATTCTTTCTTTGGTATTCCTGGAAAAGATGTAAGCAAAGGTCAAAGTCGTCAACATCGACTCACTAAAAGTCAAATTGATGATGGATACAATGATTGGGCGATTGAATGGTTCAATCAACACAAACTTGAAATCTTCGATGTGATTGTCCGCCGCGGCATGAGCGACACTCCAGTTGATTATTTGATTTGGTTTGATAAACCTACTACTAATACTCAAGTGTACTCTGTTGAAGATCTTGAGCAACTGGTGTATAATGGACAATGGGTATTGAATGAGACCACACTACATTTTATTGACTCAAATGGCAATAAAATGTTTCATCTTCAAATGAAAGGTTCGGGTAAAAAATATACCTCTGGTTATCATGGATTGATGTTTCATATTTACAAAACTTTCTAATGTTTTCTATTGAGTTAGTTACAACAAAAGCACAAAAGCAAGAAGTAAAAAATATCATCGAGAACTATCACAGTTATGTCGCATCTGCAGCATCTGTAGGTAGACGGATTGATTGGTTGATTTATTATACTCAGGAGGGTTTACTTCCTGAGTGTATTGGCATGATTGGACTTGGTTCTTCAGTATATCCACCACCGAAAGATTTGTTGAAAAAGGTAAATCTCAGTAAAGATGAATATCGAAAGGTTTTTAACAACTTCGCAAATAATTGGAGATTTTGCCTAAAGAGAAAGATACCCAATGCAGGCACACAGATTTTGAAACTTGTTCGCAATTCTTGCCAAGAAGTATGGAAAGAAAAATATGGTGATGATCTATCGCATTTGCTCACATTTGTTGCAGGTGGAAACACTGGTGCAGTTTATAAAGCAGATAATTGGGAAGTTATAGGTGAAACCGCAGGACTTCCTGCCCACAAATCATCTTCAATGAAATGGGATAGTGGAGAACAATTAAAGCAAAAGTTTGTTAAACCTACTGGAGAAAACAAGAAAATCATACTTTATAAGAAACTTTGAGACAGTTCTCAAACTGTCACAAGACACTTGATTTCCACACCAAGATCAGTTAAATTACATTTGTTCAGTCAAGGAGCACTTCATGAACACCTTTGATGATTTCCAAATTGAAGAATCTGATGGTTTCGACTTTGCAGAAGCATCTTATGATGGACTCTTTGATGAAGTCGAAGATGAGGAAAAGTCTTTCAATTCTTTTCTAAACTCCAACTACGATTATTGATTATGACTGATACTGTAAATGTTCTGCCACATCTTCAAGAACTGAAAGATGCTTGGCGTCGTCAAGATTTTATTTTTACGAAACAGCAACAAGAAGAGTACAACATGTTGATTGCTGCTCGCCGTGAAAGGGTAAAATACTTTTACGATAATGATTTGGTGTGCAAAATCAGCAAATCTGCTCAAGATAAGATGAAAGAGGACAATTAAACAACTGTCACGCAGGAACCCACAAGGTTCCTGTTTTTGTTTTATGATCAACCTGTGACTCAAACACCAATGCAAAACAAGCACATCGAACATCCTGAAGATACCATCTTGACTGGTGATCTTTCAGTTCTTGATTGGTTCACTGCCGATTCTCATGTCAGTGTCAAGATTGATGGCGCTCCTGCTATTGTGTGGGGTCGCAATCCTGCTAACGGTAAGTTTTTTGTTGGCACCAAATCTGTGTTCAACAAAGTAAAAATTAAAATCAATCATTCTCATGAAGAAATTGATCAAAACCATGAAGGTAAAGTTGCGACTATTCTTCATGCTTGCTTTGATAGTCTACCTCGCACAAGTCATATCTATCAAGGTGATTTTATTGGTTTTGCTGGGAGTGATACTTATTGCCCCAACACGATCACTTACAAGTTCCCTGAGGTGATTGAGCAAAGTGTAATCATTGCCCCTCACACTGAGTATGATTGTGAAGATGATCTTCGCAATGCTGTTGCATATCCTATCAGCAAACAGTTTGCTGATACTCTGGATGTGAAATGGGTGCAACCAGAAGCATCTATTTGTCCTTATCGCGAAGACATCGAAGACTTCTGCAAGTTTGCTAAACAAATGAGCACTCTTTGCACCTTTGTGAATGATAAACAAGCAAAAGAACTCAAAAAAGTCATCAATTCCTACAT